GACGCCGGTCGGACCCAGCAGCGCGGTGTAGGTTGCACCGTCAGTGAATTGGGCTTGGTTCCGAATGATCGCATCGCCGCCAACCTGCAACGCGCCCGCGACCCCCACCCCGCCCGCGACCGTCAGCGCGCCCGTGGTTGGAGAGGTGGAGGCGATAGTGCTTGGCAGGTTGAGTGTCTGGTAGCTAGACCCTACGGCGTTTATTACGCTCAGGTTGGCAGCACCCGCAACGCTGTTACTTAATCCGAGAACCGTGTCAGCGGCTAACTTGACTGAAAACGGCCAAGCGGAAGAAGCCCAAGCAGGCGCATTTCCCGCACTTACGTTGCTGCCAACATTGATAGCTCCACCCACTCCAACCCCGCCCGCGACCGTCAGCGCGCCCGTGGTGGGAGAGGTGGAGGGGATGTTGCCGGGTATAGCGACTGGCGCGTAGGTCGTTGCCGTGCGGTTGAACGACTGAATGTAGCTGATGCCACCCTGAACGAAGAACTCCAAACCAACGCCTGTCCCGCCGGGAGGCACGCCGGTCCCCTCAAATCGAGCGCCGCTCCCGCCGACAACTGTACCGCTTACCCCCACCCCGCCCGCGACCGTCAGCGCGCCCGTGGTGGGAGAGGTGGAGGCGGTGGCGGGGGCTATTGCCACGCCTGTCGCATTCAAAGACATGACGCCAACACCGGCAGTCATATTTTGTATGTACAGATTACTGTAAGCGGAAAACATCCGGTAGCTTGCCGTGCTAGTGTCGGTGAGCCACAGAGACGGAAAGGCAGCATTGTTAGCGATTATTAAATCGCCCGACATCGTGTCGCCCGTCACATTGACGTAGGCGGCATCGAGGTCGGCGGTCGCACCAGCCTGCTGCTTCCACGCGCTCCACGTTGACCACTTCTCTCTGACGTAGAGCGCGCCGACAGTCGGAGGAGCCGTTGACGTGAAGGCACGCGCCTCAATATACACCGCCCCGGCGTTCACCTCGTAGCAGATGCCCGAAAAGTAATGCGAGCCGTCAGGTGCCGCCGTAGCGCCGGGGTTGGAAAAGAACGAGCCGGGCACAAACGGAAAGGTGTCGTAGTTATCGACCGGCCCCTGCATCGCGATCTCGCCCGACAGCGCGATCATCGCATCGTGCGCGTTGTTCGCGCCGGTGCCGCCCGCCGTGATGGGCCGCACTTCCGTCCGCAGGGTGGTTATCGTCGTGCCGCTGTCTTTCAGGACTTTTCCGGTCGGACCGTTGAACAGCGCGATGTCGTCGTTGGTTGCCCCTGCGGGCCCCAGCACATCGCCCGCGCCGCTGCCGGGCGCACCCGGGGCTCCGGGCTCGCCCTGCGCGCCTTGGATGCCCTGAGGGCCTTGGATACCTTGAGGGCCTGTGTCGCCTTGGTCGCCCTTGGGCCCCGGCACGGTGCTGTCGGCACCCGTCTCGCCTTGGATGCCCTGCGGACCAGTGTCACCCTTCGGGCCCTGATCGCCTTGGTCGCCCTTGACGCCCTGCGGGCCCCGGATGTTGGTTTCGCCGCTCCACATGGAAGATCACGCTCCCTTGAACGCCGACCACCCCGCCGCCGCCGTCCAGCGGTAGACGTCGCCATTGCTCTCGTCGAGGTACATGTCGCCCTCCACCCGGTCGTCGGGCACGGTGATGTTGGGGGGCCCTACGGCGGTGTACCAGCGCGATCCGCGCATGCCGGGGTCTCCGGGAAGGCCCTGCGCGCCCGTCGCACCCACGGGGCCCGCTGGCCCGCTGGGGCCCGTCGGGAAGGAAGCCGGGCCCAGTGGCCCGGACCTGACATAGGCGTAGCCGTTGAGGTCCACCCGGCCATAAGCCAGCATCCGCTGCGGTTGCCCGGTCGAGTTCCGGGCGTAAACCTCCACGTTGAAGCGGTCGTTCATGACGACGCCGGGAACCACGGCAATCCCTGAAGCGCCTACCGGGTCGTTGATCTCGATGTCGTAGGCGTAGGTCTCGGGCCTCGTGAAGGGCCGCAGGATGAGCTGCGGGTACAGGCTGGCGATTTCGGGGTAGGCGAGGTTGCCCTGCGTCTTGAAGTCGAACTTGATATCCCCCGGCATCCCCGCCGCCTGCGCGAAGCCGACCGTGGAGGGCCCGGTCGGATCGACGTGGATGATGGCCTGATGCATCAGGTTGCCCCTTCCAGTTCAGTCACCCGGGCCCTCAGGGCCTTGACCTCTTGCAGCAGCAGCGGGACATATTTCGAGTAGTCAACGCCCCACCAATCCAGCTCTTCGGTGTATTTTATGGCCCCCGGGAAAGCCGCCTGCGCCTGCTGCGCGATCACGCCACAAGCCCGCTCGCCGGTTTTCTTCCACGCGAAATCATAGACGTCGATCTTGTCGATGACGCTGCCCGCGTCGATAGCCCTAAGGTCTTCCTTCAGGCGTTCGTCCGACGTGGTGAGGTAGGAGGTGGCGCTTGCGGTGCAGGCGATCTGGCCGACCGCCACCTCGCCCGAGTTGGTGAATAGCAACGCGGGCGTGCCGTCGATCTGGGGCCTCAGGCAGATGCCGTACTGCGTGCCGCCGCCGACATAGGCGATGGCGAGCCCGCAACTGGAGCCGGGAATGGCCGCGCCGACGACGCCGCGTAGCCGCGCGCCGCCAGCGGCGAACACGTTCAAAGCGCCGGGCCCGGAACCGACATTCAGCGCGCCCAGCAGGTCCGCCTGACCGCCAACCGAAAAATTAGAGCCTACCGACATGGTGCCTTGCGAGTTTATGGCGGTGGTGGCGTCGAGGGTGTGGCCCCAGAGCGTGCCCGCAACGCCCATGCCGCCCGCGACCGTCAAGGCCCCGGTGGCGGGCGTGGTGGAGGGGGTAGCGTCGGTGACGGCCAAGCCTTTGACGGTGCCGAGCCCTGTCGCGCGGCTGAAGCTCAACGCTGTCCCGATTAGCGTCGTGCCGTCGTCGGCGATGTTGAGCAGGTCGAAATCCGAACCGGCGTTGGCCCCGCTTTCCACCGCGCCGTTGCCGAGGCGCATCGCCCAGCGTTGCTTGGTGGCGGACGACCCCCGGATAAATACTCCGGAGGACCCTGCCGTGCTGTCCAACTGTAGCGTCGGGTTGTCTTTTTGGATCGTCAGATCGCCACTCATGCTGTCGCCAGCCTTGGCGACCTTGCCGGTGATGCCGCTATCGGCGTAAGCCTTGGTTAGCGCGTCCTGCGGATTGATCGGGTCGGCGAGGCCCGTGATCCGCTTGTTGTTCATCGGGATGTTCTGGGTGACGATGGTCTGGCCGTCTTTCGTGATGCAGTTGGAAAGCCCTGCCGCGAAGCCGTCGTCCTCGCTGTCGTGGTAGTCGGCGCGGATTTTGACGCCAGCGGTGGCGTCGGCCACCCAGTTGCGGACCCGCTGGAAAACGCCTGAACCGTTGAACGGCATCGGTTTACATCCTGTCTTTGTCAGTGTCCTTGACCATCGTGACGTGCAGCCGGATCGGCGGCGGGCCGCCCATCTGCATGCCCTTGCCGGGCGACTTCGGCAGGCCGAATTGGCTGGGGCTCTTCGCGCCCTTCTGCATTTTCTTGGTCTTGGTGTAGCCGTTCGCGTCTGCTTCGGATATTGCCTCGGGCCTTCGGGCCTTGGAATATTCGGATGCGACCTGCGGGGGAACGTCGGCGGTGGTTTTTGCCATGTGCTTTATTCCTTGTCGAAGAAGTTGCTGCTGTAGCGGGCCCCGGCGCGTTTCACCTGCTCCGCCGCGAGGATTTTCGCGAGAGCCTCGCGCGGCGTGTTGATGACGTTCCGGTCGGTAGCGCCGGTGGTGATATTACGAACGAGATCATCGACGCGCGCCGCACCGCGATTGGCGATCGTCTTGTTCAGTTGACGGGCCCCACCCTTGGCGAGAAGCCCGAGCCCCAGTGAAGTCGCGCCGCCGACGCCAATCGGACTGCCGTAGTCGCTGCCGAAATAGTGGGCCCCGCCGCCGCCTGCCAAACCAAGGGTGCCGAAGCTGAGAAGGTTGCCGCCTTGTTTACTCAAGAAATCCGAGGCACCCGTCAGTCGGGGGTCGCCTTTGGCGATCTCCGCGATCTTCGCGAGCTTCGTCGGCTCGTTCTGGAACGAGCTGAAGCGTTTCGGGTTAAGGGCCTTGTCATGCTCCGCACCGAAATTCGTTCGCAGCTTTTTGGTCGTGTCGGCGGTTGTGAGCATGCCCTTCTCAGCGAGAAACTCGGCGGTCTCGGCCTGCGAGCCCCGTCGCCATAGGTCTCTGGCCGTCTTGCTCTCCGCGCCGACGTTGATGCCGATGCTGCGAGGCGGCAGCGTCGGTCGGGCGGTCTCCACGAAGTTATCCAAGACGTCGCCGAGGTGCCCCGCCATCCTCCGCACCCGCTTGTCGTCGCTGGCTTTTGCGTCGCTGATCTGGGTGCGGATGTTCTGGAGCTGGGTCCACGTCGCGGGCTGACCCTTCAGGGCCCCGATCTGTTCAAGCGCCGGGATCAGCTCCTTGTGGACCTCCTTGTTGAAGCCCTTGTTCGCCATCGTCTGCGCGGTGTCCGTTACCAGCTTTGGGGTCTCGTTGCCGCTAAACTTGATGCCTGCCTGATCGAGCTTCTGGTAAAGCTGCCCGCCTTCTTCCTTGAGGCCCTTGGAGCCTCCTTCACGAACGGCTTCGTTGACTTCCTTCTGGGCCCCGCGCACGCCGGGCAGGTATTTCGCCCCGGCCCCGACCACGCCGCCGGTCACGCCGCCGGTAACGAGCCCCACGCCGCCACCCACCAGCGCATTCGGCACGCTTTCGGCGTTCCGGGCCGCGCCTTCGATACCGGCGGAACCCATGTTGCCCATCATCCACCTGCCGATTTTGGCGAGCTTGGACGGGGCCTCGACGGCAACCTTACCCACGTTCCGGGAGAGCGCCGCGCCGGGCCCTCCGGTGGCGAGGCCCCCGAGGATATCCACGGCGGCACCCGCATAGGGATTGGTGTTCGCGTCAGCGCGCCTTGCGTAGTCTTCCTCGGCCCCGACGCCCGCGCGCCACTTCTCGCCAGCGGAAATACCCTCGGGCGCATCCGCGCCGGGCAGCGCCGCCACGCCGCTGATCGGGCGATTGAGGCCCATCGTGAAATTGTCCTTGAAGCGGTAGCCGTAGCCGGGCTCGCCTTCGGTCTCCAGCTTTCGTTGCACCAGCTTCTGACGGTACTCCTGCTCCGGGGTCAGGTCTTGGGCCGCGCGACCGATCGACTTCGGGCCCTCGATGAAGGCATCCGGATCGAACGCCGTAGCCGCCGGGGTAGAGCCCTTGAGAAAAGCGTCGGGATCGAAAGCCATTACCCGCCTCCCAGCTTCTTCCGCACCGCCTCGGCGCGCGGATCGTTGGGGTTGGCGGCCAGCCATGCCTTGGCTTCAGCGTTGGCGTCTCCGCCCCCGCCCGTTGCAGCAGGCGTTGCCGCACCGCCGCTGCCCGCCGTCGAGAGCGTCGGCACCGTGCCGCCCGCCTCCTTGATGGTGTTGTTGTGAAGCTCCAGAAGCGTGGCGATCCGGTCGCGCATCCGGCCAAGGGCTTTTCGCTTGTTCTCCAGCGTGGCCGCCGGGTCGTTCACGATCTTGAAGTTGACCTGAACGTCCCGATCCGAGGACGCGCCTTTCATCTTGTTCAGCAGCTCCAGCGCCTGCTCACCCATGATCTGGTTGTAACGCTGCGTGTTCGACACGGTCTCCGGGTCGAGCCCTGCGGCACTGGCTACGCCCTGCAAGGATTTCGGGACCATCTCGCCGACACCTTGGATGAAGCCCGCGCCGCCCCCGGAGTGGATACCCTTGGGGTGTTCGGTTAGGGCTTTCGCTTCGTCCAGCGAAGCCAGCAGCGACTGCCCGGCGACACTCTGCTCTTGCAGGTCTTTGACGAACTTCTGTTCGTTCACTTTCGGCGCGAGCAGGTTCTTCTTGCGGGCGTCGTATTCCTCCTGATTGATTTCCTTGCGGTCGAAGGCCCGGCGCAGCGTGACGAGCGGCTCGTCGGTGGGCCGCGCCTGAAGACGGTTTTCCGCGTCGATCTGGGCTTGGTCGGCGTGCTTGAAACCGGCCTGCTGCGTTTTCTCCTGCTGGGCGAACAACTCCTGCTGGGCACGCCGCGCCGCGATGGTCGAAACCACTTCCTTGTACATATCGGGCGCGATGACAGCCATTCGCGCCTGCGCCTGCGGGCTCAAATCCTGCCCCGCAGGGGTGCCCGCGATCAGCTTCGATAGTTCGTCTTTTTGCGCGGCAACGGCATCGTCGGTGCGCCGCTGCCGGAAAGCATCGACGCCGACATTGGCGACCTGCGCGAGGCCCTGAAGCGGCGTCTGCGTGTTCTCGGGCGTGAACGCCTGCGGTTGCTGGGTCTGCTGCTGCAACATATCGCGCTGGCGCTGTTCGAGCGCCTTGATCGAGTACGCCTTCAGCGGGTCGCTGTAGCCCGACGTGGTCGTCGATGCGAAGATCGCCATCAGCCTAACCTTCCGCTATTGAGCCGTTGCATCGCGATTGCCAGTTGCTGCCGCTGTAGTTCGGCACGCTTGGCGTCGAACATCGGCACCGGGCCCTGAGGTATCGGCAGGACCGGGTTGGGGACGAGGCCTGAGTTCGAAGCATCTTTTACGCTCTTGGCCCCGGCGGCGTAGGCCTTGCCGACGTTCTCCAGACCCTCGCCAGCGGCTTCGCCCCAATTGGTTTTCTTCTTTTTGTCTTTCTTGTCGTCGTCAGGCGTGTCGGCCTTGTAGTCGCTCTCGCCACTGCCAACGTTCGGGGTGGGGTCAACCAACGGCGTTTTGTAACTTTCCTCGCCGCCGCCGACATTGGGCGTCGGATCGAGCGGCGTGGCTTTCCCGCTGATCCCGTCGTACTTTCCGACGCCGACTTTCGCCGCGCCGTACCACGCGCCCCAGCCGTCCTGCGACGCGCGCCTCATCGCGTAGTCGATGGTGGCGTCCTCGTTTTTCTGGTCGAGCGGATTAAGTCCCGTCTCTTTCTGGAACTCGTTGCCGAGGCCCCCTTTTGTGAAGAGTTGAAACGCGCCGCCCGACGCGCCGTTGTCGCCGTAGAACTGCGCCAAGCCCTCGGACTTCGCCACCTTCACCGCGACGTCCGGGTTGACCCCGTATTTTTCAGCCGCCGCGCGGATGACCGCTATCTTGCCGCGCGGATCACCCTTTGTCGCCAGCGGCACCGACGGCTGCGCTGGCGGCACCGGCACGGCGTTCGACACATAGGGCCGCTGCGCCGGGGTTTGCAGGTTGATCCGGTTATTCTTGCGCGGCAGGTCGTATTGCTGGGCCACCGAAATCAGCTCCTGTTCGTCCATGTGTCGATGGGGTCGTTGCCGACCCGCTGCGCGCCGCCGGGCCATGTCACGTTGTTGGCCTGCGATGACGCCTGTAACTGCGCCAACTGATCGCGCAGCCCTTGGATTTGACCGCTGAGATTGGCGTCTCCGCCGTTCGAAGCCGCCGCCATGCCGGGGCCCGGGCCCGAAGACCCGTCGGGGCCCCGATAAGTGAACATGTCGGGCCTTAAACCCGTGGCGCTGGGGTTGCGGCCCTCGGCTTGGATATCCGGCAGGAAATTCTGAAATCTCCCGTACTTGAAGGGATCGCCGATCGTGCTGTCCGCGCCTGCAACGGGCAGGTTCGGGATCGCGGGCCCCGCCGAAGAGGCTATCGGGCCCTGATAGCTGCCGCCGCTCGAACTCATGGCTCAATCTCCTATGCGCCGAAGTAGCCCTTGACGCCCGCACCCGCGAGCCCGAAGAGCCCTGCATTGGTCTGCGACGCCGCGTTGCTCTGGGCCTTGTAGTTGTCGTTGATGTACTGCGCGATGTTCGGGGCCTGCACCGGCGCGCCTTGGAACGGCTGAAACTGCGGAATGGTCGCCTGCGAACCGCTCATCAAAGCCGTGATCTCGTTGATCGGTTGGTTGCGGGTCGCGAAGCTCTCCTGCATCTGGCTGCCGCGCAGCGCGTTGTAGTAGTTCGCGAGCGACTGATCCATGTTGTAGCGTTGCGTCGCGGCGGCGTTGTAGGCCCCCTCGGCGGCGCGGCTCTCGTTGCCGGAGCCGAGATAGGCTTGGCGGGCCGCTTCGGCACGGTTGTCGTCACGCTGCATCATGTAGTTGCCGTAGCCCTTGCCGCCGGGCGAGAGGCCGCGCGCCGCCATCTGCGCCTCTTGGGCCTTCTCCGACGGCGCGACGCTTCGGTTGTAGCTATCCATCATCGCTTTTTCGATGGAAGCCCGATCCGTCGGGCCCTGATCCTGCCGCGTATTTTGCGTCTGGAGCCCCGTCTGCCACGGCGTCCACGACGAAGTATCAATGTTCTGGCCGAGGTGGTCGCGGAGTTTCGCGGACTGCTCGACCGCCGTCGTTCCCAGATTGTACTTGCTCTGGGTTTCGAGCCCCATGAGCTTCTGCTGGTCGGGAGAAAGCGTGGTGGTTCGCTGATAGCGCGGCGCGTAACCCGAGATTTGGCCGTTGGTGTAGACGGGGACCTGCTCGATGGCCTGATAGCTCACCGTGCCGTATGGATTTATTTCATTGGCGTTGCTGCCGACGGTATTGAACTGGCTCGCGGCTTGGCTCGCGGAACTCTGCGCAGCAGCAGTCGCATACGGGTTGGGAGGATCGGGTTGGCTGACCATCAGTGTACTCGCTCGTAGACGTCGGCAGACAACGTCGGGTTGGCGATCACGGTCGGGCCCTTATAGCCCGGGAGATATTTGCAGTCGTCCTTCAGCATGCCGTAGACAAGCGTGTCGCGCGAGCCTTCGAGCCCGAGACGGCGATAGCCCTCGTAAATAAATCCCAGCCGCTGCACTTGCCGCAGGGCCCGGCGGTTATCCGGCTCGACTTCGGCGGTAAGCCGCCTTGCCTGCGTAAAAGCCGCCGTGAAGATCGCGCGCAGCACTCTTCGCGACATGCAGCGGGGGTCGAGCACCATGATGGTCACGCGGCCCTCGAACCAGAACGGAAATTCGATGGCGAAGATACCCGCTATATTGCCGTGGATATTACGGGCCCACGCCGAGAACCAGCGCGGGGCCCTGAAGTCGCAATGCCGGAAGTCCACGCGAAGGTGGTTCGTCAGCATCGCCTGCGCGTCCTCGGGGAGATCGCCGAAATGAATTTTCACATCAGCCCTCCCGGTTCGTAGATCACGTCGATGCCCGTTATCGCGTAGGTGCAGCCGAGGATGCTGGCGCGGATGCGCGGAGCCCCCACGCGTCCGAGGCCCGTGACACCCTGCCAGTTTTGCCGTGGCACCGCGTTGAGGGCCCAATAGTCCACGTCCCAGATCGCGACGTCCCAGACGGCATCGCCCGCAGGTGCTGTGGACACTTCGGGCTGGTTGGTCGGGCGGGTGGTGTCGTAGTCCACCTCCATGTCGATGAAGGGCCGCACCAGACCGTCGGTCAGGGTGTAGAGCCGCACCATCTTGAACTGTTTCTTGGCGACGCTCTTGTAGCCGCTCCACGCGAAGCGCACGTCGGCCTCGATGGCCTTGCCGTTGTCGCTGAGATACTCGGTCCCACCCAAAAAGATGCCGCCGAAATCATCGCCAAAATAAGTATGGTTGTTGAGCCAGCCCCAGCACCGCGCGGGAATGTCAGACCATTTCGCCCAGATTTGCCCCGGCATCTTCCGTACCATCTGCTGGTACTTGCCGTTGTTGAGCGGCATGTTGCAGATCGCGTGCCCGGTCTGGCTGTTGAGGATGACCTGCCACCCGAAGCTGTCGCGGTTGGTCTTCGTGATGGTCTGGAACTCGTCCATGACACTCATGTCGGACTTGCCGAGGTTCTCCACCTCGGCACGAATGAGTGTCGTCATCGGCACGAGGCCCGTCGCGATCATGACATAGAGATCGCCGCCGAAGTTCAGCACGCTGTTGTGCGACATCGGCGCGTCAAAGCGGAAGATGCCGACCAGCTTGAAATCGCTTTCGGGGTCAACGCCGCTGTAGATCACCGCCTCGCCGTTGCTGGAGAAGATCACCAGCGCGTCGTCGAGGCCGGTGCCGCCGTCCATCGACCATGTATGCAGGGCCTCGATGTGACCGCCGCGCTTGAACAGCACATCGAGCGGAAACAGCTCGACGGCCCCGGCTTTTTGGCCGATGGGGAGATAGTAGACCGCGAGGTTGTCGCTGTCGGCGAACCACAGCCGGTTCATGTGCGAAAGAACTTTATCGAACCGCAGCGGGTTGATCCACGTCTCGGCGGTGGGGACGGTAATGACTTCAGCGGTGAACGTCGTCCCGTCCCACGAGACCACGCCGTCGTGGCCGTTGACCATCAAGGTGTAATCGGTGGCACCTAAGTCGCTATACGAAATCCACGCCCAGTCATCGCCGCCATAGGGCCCGGGCCCGATCACGACGCCTGCGGTGTCGTAGAACTTGCCGCCAGAGGCCGCCGCCAATTTATGCGTGGCGCTGCCGTAGTAGGGCACGAGCGTCGAGACCGGGGTATTTGCAGCAATTTGCCCCAGCTTGATGTAGCCGGGCCTCACGGCAATGCGGTCGTCGAGCGGGAGCCAGTTGGTCAGGATCGACGCCAGCATCGGGTCGGTCTCGCTGAGTTCAGCAAACTTGGAGAGCCCTTTCAGCGGCGCGCTGAAGTGCGCGACCTTCGCCGCCGGGCGACCCTTGTTGAGAAGCCGCGTCGGCGTACCCCGGCGATTTTTGAGCGGCAAGGCTCCGGCGGGGAACATCTTCATTGCACGCGCCCCGGGTCTTCGTTGAGGTCGATCACGGGCGCGTTGCGGCCCGCGATCTTGTTGAGCCTGACGATGAAGTCGCGCTGTTCCTCGCCATATTCGAGACCTTTGGCCTTCAGGAAGCGGTACTTCAGGCCGTTCACGACGACGCGCGGATCGAACAGGATGAGGTCGCTGTCCGACGTGGGCCGGGACTTTCTGACCGTCCCGCCCGTGTCGATCAGCCAGTTGCCGTCGCCAAGTTGCTCCCGGTAGGGAGGGTCAAGCAGCAGTTCGTCCGCCACGTTTTGAAGAAGGGCCGTCATCTGCGCGATGTCCTGATCCGCCGTGCCGATCACCAGCGTCACGGGCCGTTGCACGATCCCTATTTCCAAGGAAGCGTCGGACACGGCATCGACGATGGTGAGCAGTCTTGCCATTATGCGGCAGCCTTCAATCGGAGGGCGTCAATCAGGGTCTTCTGCGCGGCGATGGTGGAGACCGCCTCGGCGAACTGTTCCTTCACCGCGTCGAGCTGGCTTTGCAGGTCGGTGACGATGCTCTCGTACTGCCCCGCCTTGCCGTGCAGCTCGATCATCGTGACAGCGCGATCGGCGATCTCGACAATCTCGGGCGGCATGGTCTTGAGGGCTTCGGCACGCCGCTTTTTGCTCATGAGCTGGGCGAGCTGTTCAACGGTGTGAATGTCGCGCACGGCGCACATCTGGAAGATATGCGGCGGGCAGGCGGGCCACAGCGCCAGCGGATAGCCGACGATGGCTTTGCGGGCCCCGCAGGTCTTCTGGTAAAGCTCGTAGGGCCCGGGATGGTCGGCGATGTCGGTCTCGTCGGCCTCGCGCTCAAGTGCAAGGTATGGAGGCCGATCCATCCGCACGCGAATGGTTTCGCGGTACAGCGGCAACCCGTCGGGGCCGTTGCCGTCGCGCTCCCAGCCGGAGGAAAAACGAACGAGTGTCGGGGTGTCAGACATAGATGCTCCGTTCGGGGAGCGGGGAAAACGGCGACGACGTCCCCGAACGCCGCCGCCGTTCAGCAGATCAGGTGCCGGAAGCCGTCAGCCTGCCCTGCATCGCGCGGTTGGACAGCGTCAGGGCTCCCATGAACGCCATGTGCTTGGTGACAGCGTCCATGTCGGGGCTCTGGTCGGGAAGGTCGAGGGCCTCGAAATTGCGTCCCGAGTAAATCTCGAACTTCATGTACTTGGTGTTGAGGTAGTAGGCTCCGGTGATACCCGTCGCAGCACCGTCGAACACCAGCGGCGCGGTCTTGTACTTCAAGGTTTCAAAACCAAGCGCGCCGAGCTTCGCGTCGGCGTACCGCTGGTTCTCCTGAAGCCCACTTTCGTAAGTGGAGTAGATTTCGCCGTCGGCGACGATCAGGTCGGGCTTTTCTGCGCCACGGATCAGCTTCATCCACAGCGCGTTCATGCCCGCCTTGAGCGCGGGATACTGAAGGCCCGTGGCGCGGGCGACCACTTGGAACTGGTTCTTCCAGAAGGTCCACGTCCCGGCGTCGATGCCGCCGATGGTGCCGAGGCCGTCGGCGGTGACGAAGCCCTTGAGGCCCACGAATGATTTTGCAACGGTACCGTCGCCGTAGACTGCTTTGGTGATGTTGTTCTTCATGGTGGCTTCGGCGTTGTCGAGCTTGCCTTCCAGAAGGTTGAGGATGCGCTCTCGCGAGCGGTTCTTGGCCAGATCAGGGCCCGAGAGGGTCACTGAGGCCACGGCGTTCGCCGGGTCGTAGTGAGCCTCGGAGATGGTCTCCTTGGTGGCCCGGGAAAGCAATTCGGTCCCGAGGTACCACGCGAAGGTCTCTTCTGCGTAAGTAAGCGGGCAGGCAATCGCGCGGCCTCCCTCGATGACGCGAACCCGGTTGCCTTCGCGAAGAAGGGCCGTCACGGCATTCGAGTTGGAGACGTTATCGGCGAACTGCTTGTGATAGTTCTGGATCGTGGTCGCGACGAGTTGCGTGACGGTAGGTTCGGCCATGTGGCACTCCTATGAGGTCAGAAACCAACCTCGTCGGCAGAACGCTCCAGCGTATCCCGCAGGCTGCCCTTCGAGGGCCCGTCCGCGCCGTTGGGGCGTGCGACGGGGGTGGTGATCCCCCGCGTGTTGCCCCGTTGCGCGATGCGGGCCCGGGCGACGTCAGACTGCGACTGCGTGCGGTAGTGTTCCGCCGCGAGCAGTTGCTTCCTGACTTCCGGGTGAGCCCAGCAGGCGGTGTCGTAGGCCTCGGCCAAGTTCCTGTTTGGATTGGCCTTGAACATGTCGATGATGAGCGGCAGCACGGCGTCGAAGTGGGGGCGGAGCTGGCGTCCGTCCTTTGACTTCTCGTCCGCGAAACCGTCGATGTTCGACCTAGCATACCTGACACCTTGGACAGCACGGGCCTGATGCTCCTGCTGTTCTCTTTGCTGCTGGCTCCGCTCGATGGCGTCGAGCTTGCTTTGCGTCTTGCCGAGATGGTCGGCGATGAATTTAACCGCCGGGTCCTTCAGGTCCTCTTCCGAGAGACCCATCGAAGTCGCCGACGGCGGCTGGTTCAAAGCGGAGAAAATGCGCGCTGGGTCCAGCCCCATGCGTTGCGTCAGCCCTACCAGCAGCTTGAATTTATCCTCTTGGTTCGGCGACGTTCCCATCCTGTGCCACGAGGCCCATTCTTGGATCGCCTGAACCGGATGAACCCCCGCTGCTTTCAACGACTGCGCGATCTGCGGGTCGTTGAAGACCGGCGCAAGCGCCTGCGTGAACTGGACTGCTCCCGCACTCGCCTGTGACTTGCGCGTGAACTCGGCTTCCATATCGCCGTGCCGCTTCAGGAGGAATTGCTGGCCCTCTTTCGGCAGCTTGGCGAACGTCGCCTTGTCTTCCGCGCTCCAGTGCTCCGGGACCTGATTGCTTCGCGCTGCGGGTGTTACTTGTGCAGCGGCTGGATCAGTTGGCGGCTTCTGGACTTCAATTTTTGGTTTCGGGGCTGGATCGAGGGGCTCGATTGCTTCACCCGGCTGGGTACCCTCCGATTTGGACACCCAACGCCCGCTTTTATCGCGCGGTCGGTCGTCTTGTCCAAGGGTTTCTTCGGCAGCCCCTTCGACCGGGCCCTCGCCCGGGCCCTCGGACGGGGCCTCGGAGGCTTGGGCCTCGGCACCTTCTTCGAGATCGTCGTAGGCCTGCTCAGCTATATCGCGGAGGCTCGGCGGCGCTCCGTTTTGCGAATTTTCGCCTGCCATCTTGGGCTCTCCTGAACTCTGCGGGGGTGTCGCGTTTGTCGTAGCTGCCGGAATTATGCAAGTCCCTGTCGCGCTGGCGGTGCGACGAAATGGTGCGCGCGTCGATGGGGCTGGCGTAGGCTTCGAAGCCCTGCACGGCGGGCGCTGGGAGGTCGCTGCGCGCGTGCTGGGGCTGCGAGGGCTTGTATCGCTTCTCGATCAGGCGGCCCTCGTAGAAGACATAGACCGGCATCTTCAGCTACTCTCGATGATCGAGGCCGCCGCCCACAGCCGTGTTTGATCCAGCGCCGTGAAAGCCAGCGCCATCTGGCGGTTGCCCGGCATCGAGCCCTCGGTGGTTCCGTCCAATTCGTGGAGGACCGCGCGGAAAACCCGCTCAGCCTCCTTGAGCCGCTTGAGGCGTTCGGTGACGACGGGCTTCAGCACGAAGCCGGTCCACGGGTCCACGGGGACGCCGAGGCCCGGCAGGTGCATCTGGTCGTTCGGTCTGGCCGATCCGCTCATGCGTACACGAAGTTGTCGGCGGCACCGCCGATGGCGCTGGTGCCGTTGGGCGTGGTGACGCGGACGTCGTAGGTGCCCGCCGTTTTGGCCGGGGTGACTGCCGTGATGGTGTAGGAGTTCACCACGACCACGGCGGTTGCGGGCGTGCCGCCGATGGTGACACCCGTGGCCCCGGTGAAGCCCGCGCCCGTGACCGTGATGGCGAGGCCGCCTGCGGCGAGGCCCGAGTTCGGGCTCACCGCCGACACGACGGGCGGCGAGGTCTTGTCCGGGTAGGGCGCGCGGGGCTCGATCGGTCCGCTGCGGTAGGAGCTGCCGCTATAGGCCCCGTAGTCCTTGCCGATATCCGCGAGCGGGGTGAGCTTCGGGGTCATGTTCTTGCCCTTGCCCTCCTGATGCTGCGGGTCGTAATCGGTGCCGACGGCGGCGGAGTGGCAGTTGGCGATGGACTGGGTCGCTTCCGCGATGTCCACGTCCTGACCGAAATCGCCGCCGTGCCAGTCGGCGGCGACATTAGGGGCGCTGTCGTAACGCGGCTTGCCCTCGTGGATGTTGGCCTTCGCCAGCATCGCGTTGGTGATGGGAAGAGGATACCGGACCATGCTCATCGGGTCGGGTCCTTCTTCACGGCAGCGTCGGCGGCAACCGGCGGGGAGCCCTCGGGGTAGGGCGTGCGGGGGCCTATCCCAAGGTCCTCCATCGTCTCGACGGGGCCCGGAGAGACCTCGGAGGCGCTGGCGGGGCCGACGCCGGGGACCTCGCTCGCGGTGTCCTTTTCCTGCTCGGTCAGCATGTCCTCCGGCACCACCGCGAACGCGGTCGGCGCGGCAGGGTCGGGCGAGTAGGTGGTGTTGGCCGGGGCCGGGCTCTTGACGGCAGGTGGCGGCGGGGCGGGATCGGGCTTCTTGACTTCAACCATCGGTCTCTCCTTCGGCTTGGGTTTCGGGATAGCGCGCTTGGCGACGATCTTGGCTGCCTTGGGTTTGGGCTTGGGCCTCATGTCACATCACTCCGGGCGGTGGCGGAGGCCCTCCCGCGCCCATCGGTGCGGGGGCTTGGGTCGGGGCGGGTTTGGGAGGTCCCTTGCCGTTCTGGCCTCTGGAGGGGCCCGGCGGGGCTCCGGGGGGCCCTCCACCCTGTCCCGGGGGAGGCGGGGCGGGAGGCCGCATCATGGCACCCGTCGGGTCCATCTTCATGTAAGCCCCCAGCATCTCCTGATAGCCGTCCACCATGTCGATCACGCCTCTGGAGTGGCGGACCGGATGCAGCAGCATCTTGATCATTTCGAGGGTCATGTTGAGGATCATCGGCGGCGGCAGGATACCGGTCATCATCAGGCCCTGCGCGGCTTGCATCGTGCCGCCGATCACCTGCATGATCTGCGCGTTGGCTTCTTTTTCGGTGGCCTCGTCGGCCTGCACGGTGCTGTCGGTCTCGATGTTGATGGAGCACATCCGCGAGAAATCGTTGCGCAGGATGTCCATGATGTCAGGGGTGACGTTCTCGCCGGTCATGCGGGTGAGCGTCTCGGCATCGAAATTCTTGGCGATGATGTCGGACTTCAGCCGCATCAGGTCTCTTACGAAGTTCGCGACGGACTGCTGCACGCCCTGCATTCTTCCGGCACCGATCGTGCCCTTCATGCGCTGCGCGGTGGCGGTTTCGTAGGGGTTGGTTGCGCCCCGGACGATGTCGGCGATGCCGATGATCTCGTAGATCGCGTTCTTCTGCTGGTCGCGGCTCATGTAGAGTTCTTTGAGCGCGTTGACCCACTCAAGTATCGGGACAAGCCAGATGTGATTTTGCAGGCCGCCAGACATAAGATCGACGCCGTCCACAGGCAGCAGCTTGCCGTCATCAGCCGTAAGAAGGTTCGCAATGTCCGCGTTCGCCGCATTGTAGCCGCCACGGACTTTGATTTTTGCCGTAAGATCACTGATACGCCGAGAAGTGTCGTCCAGATCGGCGGCGAGATGGGCGTACAGGTCATAGAACGCCTTCGGGATCATGGTCTCGGTCGTGACCACGGCATAGATCGGCTTCGGAATGGGGTAGAAGCCCTCCAAGCCCAGAACGTCGGGATCGACGCGCAACGCGCAGCCGCCACCTTCGCGTATGATCCAGAGCACTTCGCGGGTCGAGCGGTTCCAGATTTCCCAGACCATCGCCTTCCGCACAACGCTGTCGAGCTTTCCGGACGCCTTTGTCGAAGGGCCACCACCGACGGGGGACTTGGCCGCGCTCTCCTCGGTCCATTTCAGCAGCTCCGATAACTTGCCGTCTTTCTGGTAAGATTGCAGTTTCTCGCTGTCGCCGAACTCCGAGAGAAGGGCTTTTTCAGCGAACAGATGCCGGAACGCGATCCATTCGACGTCGCCGTGCTGGCGCACGGGGTCGATGAGGATGTCCTCCCAGAACACATACTCATCATCGACCGTCTCCCAGATTTTCGCGTCCTTCATCTGGGGCTCGCCGGTCACCGGGTGCGCAAGCGGGCCTCCCATGATCGGGTCCTCGACCGGGATTTGCTTGAGCACGGGCTTCCAGCGGACGCGACAAATCCCGCGCCCCGGCAACAGCATGTCCCTGACGGCAGCTTTCACCGCTTCATGCGAAGCCTCGTCGGCCACCACGATCTCCAGCGCCTTCTCCATCACGGCAGCGGCGGTGTCGATATCCTGCTGGCGCGGCATGCCGGGCGGCATGGGGGCCGGTTGGGGGACGGTCTGCGGGCCCACGGGCGGAGGTGAAGGCGGAGCCCCGCCAGCTCCCGGAGGGAGCGACATGGGCGGGCCCCCACCGGGGGCATCTCCCGGCGGAGGCCCTACTCCCGACGGCTGGGGTAGGGGGACGCCGCCCGGAGATTGCGGTGGAGGGGGCATCGGGCCCCCGGGTGGAGCCAGCGGCATCGCCGGGCCTCCGGGGCCCATCGACGCGGAAGGTTCACCCGGGGGGCCCGCGCCCGGAGGCAGGGGGCCTGCTCCGGGAGGAGGCATCATTCCCGGCGGAGGACCACCCATGCCCGGGGGCATCATCGGCATGGGCATGGGCGGCATCGCCGATTTCTTGACGAAACGGCTCCTAACCACCGGATCGGGCGGCTTGGAGTACGCCGCCGGAAGCATGACTTCGGTGTTGGCGTAGAGGATGTTGAACGTGGAAGATTGCCCCTGCCTGCTCGAACTTACGGTCTTGCCCGCCTTGGGGCGGGTGATCGGGATATCGCCCCGGTAAATCTGGACGATCTCGCGGCCCCTTGTGCGCCAGTCCTTTTCGGCACGCTCGGCGTCGGCGAGGGCTTTCTCCCAGAAACTGGTATCCACTTCCTGCGCGTCGGACGCGGCGACCTCGGGGCGATCCGGGCGGTCGGCCTCGGGGCTCGCGGGTGTTACCTGCGGAAGATCGTCGCCCTTGGAGTAGGTGGTCTCGGCCATCTAGTCCTTGCCCTTCTTGGACTTCTGCTTGGTGCGGATGTAGGAGCCCTTACCGCCGAACGGGGCCTGATCCTCGGCAGGCTTGCCGCCCATATGCATCGGGTAATCGAAGCGGGGATCGGGGACAAACTGTCTTTGGGGGAGCGCCGTGGTCGGGTCGGTCGGGGTCTCGTTGCGGTCCAGCACCTCGCCCGAAGTGACGCCTTTCGCGAACTGGGCCGGGCCCTGCTGCATCCAGACGTTCTCCATCGGCACGGCTTGGTCGTTGCCGCGATAGAGCAACTGCGCGAACGCATCGCGCAACCGGTTCTCGGCGGCCATGTCGTGGTTCTGCTGCTGATCCGGCATCGGCATCCTCCGGGTGTTCGAGCCCTACACCCGCTATGCGAGTTCGTCCAGCTTGAAAGCATTTCTGACCATCAGCGGGTTCTGGTCCTCGTCGGCCTCGACCCTTGCGCCGAAGGGCCGGGACATGCAGGCGTAGCGGATGTCGTCAACGGCGTGATCCTCGCCCTCGGTGTCGAGGTCTTCAGGTCTGTTCTCGTCGTGCTGCTGCATGGGGAGGGTTCTTATGGCGTCGCGGCAGTGGTCAACGAAGAAGATCAGCGGATCGCCGTCGTCGTCGCCCTTCAATCGCCAGCGGACCTGATCCCAGCCACCCATCCGCTTCGGCGTAGAGACACGCGAGTTATCGGCACGCCGGAAGTAGACGCCGTGTCGTGCAAACGTCTCACCAATGCTCGGACCTGACACGACTTGGAATGCAGAAGGGTCGAGTATTCCGTAAGCGATGGGCTCGCGGAAACCCCTGCCGTCGGTTTCTCTTCGCACGACTTCCTTCGCAACCGCGTCGGCAGGCAGCTTGAGCCCCTTGTTGGGGGCGGAAGAGCCATACCATTCGCGATATCTGATAATGCTGTTTTTCGGTATTCGTCGCTTGTCATGGACAAAATCCTCTTGCGCCACGATCCACCAGCCGAGCGAGAACGGGGAGGCGGAGCCCCAGTCCATGCTTCTGAAGCGCGTCCAATGGAGGGGCATTCGCGGCGGCGTGATGACATGCCGCTGGGGCTCGAACTCCGGGAAGAACGCACCCTCGATGACGTTCCAGTCGCCTTCGAGCCAAGCCCTGACGAGGGCTGGAGACCCCGAGGCCCGGAGGCGGTTGATGTAGCTCGGGTCGTTATTCAGCAGCGCCGGGTTGTCCGAGATTTTGGCCGGGATGAATATCCGGATGAGGCCCGTCTCGGCGTCTTTGATAGGCCTGTACGAGCCGTTGTCGATGACCCAGTTTTTTACCCAGTGGTGCCCCGGGCCCCCCGGATTGCACGTGGCTCGGAATTGACATCTGGCACCAGAAGTCGTGCGTAAGGTAGCAAAGAGCCGAAAGATGCCGGTAGGCGTCGCATACTGGGTCAGCTCTTCGACATAGACGCGGGTCAGCGACCAGCCTTGGTAGTTCATCGCATCGGCGTCGTTCTCCA